GATGCTGAGGCGGGTGTGTCAGGAAGACTTGCCCGAGGCGATGTTTGAGGCCGGTCTGAAGGAGTTTGTGCTGGACTCCGGCGAGAAGGTCAGCGTCAAACCTGACTTTGAGATCCAAACCTTGGCCGAGAATCGGGAGCCGGTCTATGACTGGCTAGAGTCGCACGGCTATGGCGGTCTTATCAAAACGGAAGTCATCGTCTCCTTCGGCAAGGGTGAGCTGACCAAGGCGCAGGCGCTGCTCAACGCACTCGCCAAGAAGGACCTCAACTGCAACCTGACGCGCGGAGTGCACTACCAGACGTTCAAGGCATTCGTCGGCGAGCAGACGCGCGAGCACAAGCGCCTGCCGCTCGATCTGTTTGGCGTCAATCCGATCAACAAGGCGAAGATCACAGCACCGAAGAGGAAGGAATGAATACGCCACCTGATGACTTCGGAAACTCCGCGCCAATCGAGGAGGAATACCGGGAGTCAATGAATCTAACTGCGCTGATTCTGGAGAAGCAGTTTGCGCCCAATGGGTTCATACTGCTGGTGTTCGAGTTTGGCGAAGGAGGCGGGCGGATGAATTACATCAGCAATGCTCAGCGCGCCGACGTCGTGACGGCGATGAAGGAATTCATCAGCAATGCTGAGAGTGGAGAGTGGGAGTGAAAAAATACCACGGGCAAATTGCACCAGAGCCAACGCCAATCTGGCCGCGCAGTCTGGTGTGGATGCGGATGGCAATTGCCGGTATCTTCGGACCGGTGCCGCGACTGGAATTGCTGGCGCAGATGCGCTGGCTTGAGCACCTTGACCGCAATCGTGGATTGGAGATCACGCTGCGCGCGAAGGGTGATTTGTAAGTCAACCAAGAAAGGAACTGCATCATGGATATGAGAGTTAAAAAAGATCCAAACTGGAAGCGCATTCTGGTCCTGCTGCAAAACAGCACTCGTCCGATGAAGGCCATGGAAATCGAGAAGGAGCTTGGCATTCCATCAGGATCAGTAAGCAGCCTTCTGACGCAGCTGTCAAAGGTTGAGGCGATCGACAGGGACGGCGAAACTCCACTGGGCTATACCTTTCGGAAGGTGCCGCCGACTGGTCTGAAGGAGGCAAACTACAAGTCGAAAAAATACAAAGCCAAGCACGGCATGGCTCCGTCGTCGCCTCGCATCATCGATCGCATCAAGGCGCACCTGAGTAGCAATCCAAGGCGGGAATACACGTCAAGGGAGCTCATGAAGATCCTAAAGTTGAAGCCGGGAAGCATACGGAGCGCACTGGATTCCGCAGCGCATAATGGCGAGGTGCGACGCATCGACGATCAGACTCCCTATCGCTACTGCACCTTGCGGCCCAATGATCCGGTTATCGAGGATTTGGTGCGCGGACCAGACCCAGACCGTCCGCCGCAACCGAAGACAAGCAAGGTTGCGAGCGGCAGCACCGCTATCGAGAAGGTCCGTTTGGCTTGGGAATTTGAGGCGATGGCCGAGCGATTGGCGGCATTGCACGACAAGGCGTTGCGTCTTGCTGAAGAGTGCCTGAAATGAGCGCGACGTGGAAGAAGGGCGTGCGCTTCAAAGTTGATCCTGAGGTTGCTGCGCAATGGCTGCAACGTATTCACGCCAAGCAAGGACACCTGTCCATCGATACCGTGCGAGCGGCACTCGATTCAGCGCCAGAGAGTATCCGAAGCGTCATCACTTGGAATGATGCTCTCGCTGCAGATAGGTATCGGCGCATAGAGGTGGGCAATTTCATTCGTGGCCTAACGGACGGCGATGAAGACATACCCACCCGCCTCTACAGCAGCATCGTGATGGAAGGGGAGCGAGTCTATTACAGCACCAAATCTGCTCTCCGCAAAAAGGAGTATCGTGATCAAGTCTTGTCGCAAGCAACAAGGGACATCGAAATTTTCACCCGCAAATACCAGAACATCAAGGAGCTGGCAGAGCTTATGGGCGTCATGAGACGTACCCATAAGAAGTTGGTACGGTATCAACAAACATCACCGCAACTCTGAAAGGAAAACATCAAATGGCAACTGCAAAGAAGGCAGCAACGAAGGGCAACCAAGTGGTTCCCATCAAGAAAACCGCAGTGGCGGCACCGCGTGCTGCAATGGGGCGTGGCTTTGAGGAGGCAGACGTTGACTCCTTTGCCATACCGTTCCTCGTGCTGCTGCAAAAGACTTCGCCCGCAGCTGACGCGGACGATCCCGCCTATGTCAAGGGCGCGAAGGCCGGCATGTTCATGAACACGGTGACGCAGGAGCTGTATGAGAATCCGGAGATCATCCCGTGCGTCTATCAGCGCCGCTTCAACCGTTGGGCTCCACTCGATTCTGGTGGTGGCTTCAAGGGCACGTTCCTGCCGTCCGTTATCTCTGGCATGGAAGCCAAGAGCGTGATCGCCCAAGACGACGACGGCCGGTGGTACTTCACGATGCCCGATGGCACGATCAGCGAGAAGAAGTCCGACGTGCTGACCGACACCCGCCTGCACTACTGCATGATGGTGCAGGATGATGGCTCGCTGGTCAACGTGCTGGTCTCACTATCGCGCACGCAGCTCAAGAAGTCCAAGAATTGGATGACCTTGATGCAGCAGCAGGGTGGCGACATGTGGGACAACGTCTATGCGCTCTCGTCCAAGCAAGAGGAAAACGACAAGGGCAAGTGGATGGGCTGGGTCATCAACTCGTCGCGCTCAACCGAGGACGAGGAGCGCGCTGCGGCCGAGGCATTCTATGAGTCGGTGCAGTCCGGCGCGGTGAAGGTGCGGATGGACAAGGCTGAGGACTAAGTCACGCGGCAGATGCTGGTATCGACAGGGAGGGCTCCGGCCTTCCCTGTTTTCATTTGCGCTAGCTGGGATAATCAAGCCACTGCACGTCGCTAAGGAAGTCCTGAGCTACAACCCTACAGGGATGACCCATGATCACGTTTGTACAAATGCTAAACCAAGCCATGTTCGAGTGCTATGCGATCGCCAAAGAGCACGGATTCTGGCCGCCGGGAGTAAAGCGCAACAAAGGCGAGCAGATCGCCCTGATTCACTCGGAGCTGAGTGAAATGCTGGAGGCGGTGCGCAAGCCGAAGGAAGACGAGCACTGTCCGGCGTTTAGCAACGAAGAGATTGAGGCTGCTGATGTGCTCGTGCGCCTCTTTGACTATTGCGCTGGGCACGGCCTGCGTCTGGGTGAGGCGTATGAGGCCAAGATGACGTTCAACCGCACGCGTCCAGCGAAGCACGGAAAGGCATTCTGATGAAGCTAATCGATGCAGCGAAGGAGTATGCGCTGCTCGGTTGGCGAGTCTTCCCCATTCTCGCGATCACCCAGTTGGGCGGTTGCGAGTGCGGGGATCCAGACTGTACCAAGCCGGGCAAACATCCCGCAATTAAAGGCTGGCCCACTGAGGCCACAACTGATCACAAGAAAATCGACGCATGGTGGAAAGCCCATCCAACGCGCGGCATTGGCATTGCGACCGGCGAGGACTCAAATCTCACAGTCCTTGATGTCGATGGGGAAGAGGGCGTGGAAGCATTGGGCGTGCTGGCGAAGGGCGTGGGCATGCCACCAACACCCTGCGTCACCACTCGGCCCGGACGGTACCACTATTATTTTCAGTACAACGCAGCAATCAAGAGCAACAGCCAGAAGATCGGCACGAAGCTGGACACGCGATCGGATGGCGGATACGTGGTAGCACCGCCGTCGCGCCACGCCTCAGGCGGAACGTACACATGGCTACAGCACCCGCTCAAGGTGCCTCTGGCCGAGTGGCCTGCGTTCCTCAATGGAGAGAAGGCTGGTGGCAAGAAGGATGGGCGTGGGCGGCCAGCAAAGGAGCAATTCAATCCGGCCAACCCGATGGATGTTGCACGCTTGAAGGGTGCGTTGGAATTTGTTGATCCAGACAGCGAAGAGTACTGGGGGCAGGTGGGGTGGATACTTGGCAGAGCCTATCGACAAAGTGATGGTGGGTATGCTGTGTATAGCGCATGGGCTGCACGATCACGCAAGTATGACGCGAAGAAGAGCAAGCAGCACTACTATGAGCGCAGCAAGGAAGTGCGTGGCGTCGATGTTAAGACAACAGCCTCCATCTATGCGTGGGCAACTGAGGCCGGTTGGGCGCCCAAGGATGAGGCGGAGCTGGAAGAGCGTGAGCACCACATCTATGAGTCGCCGTATCGGGAAGAGCTGATGGTGCAGCAATTCGCCAAGGCTGCGGCAACGTCGTCCGCTATCTTCGTCATGGACAAGAGGCTCGTGCGCATCGTGCGCTATGGTTCGTCGGGCGTTTCTGATGCGGCGATTGAGCGCGACCCAACAGCCTATGTCGTCTGGGAGCATGACACCGATACGCTGGCCGTGGAGCTAGGCAACGTCGCTGCCTTCTGGAGCAAGAGGGCCAAATCGCATGAGAGGTCAGGATTCAGCCGTACTGCCATACGCACGTTCATAGCCTACAAGCAATACACCTTCGATGGCGGTGCTATCAAGCCACTCGATGCCTTCGTGCAGCACCCAACGATTCGTGCTGATGGGACGCTGATCACAAAGGTCGGATATGATGCTGCATCGCGTCTGTTTCTGACGTCTGAGATCACTGGGTTGAAGGTGAATGCGAAACTTAGTGCTGAGGGTGCGGCGAAGGCGATGAAGGTGCTAATGGCTCCATTCTCCGAGTATCCGTGGCAAAGCCGGGTGGACCGTGCTGTGTTCGTTGCAGCACTCTTCACGGTGGGGCTGCGGCACCTATTCGATGTGGCACCTCTGTTTGCGTTTTCGTCGCCGAAGCATGGCAGCGGCAAGACGCAGTTGGCGGAATGCCTGAGTCGATTGTGGTATGGCATCACTCTGTCAAAGGCCACGTGGACGCCCAATCCGGAGGAGATGGAGAAGCGCATTGCCGCATTCTTGCTGGCGGGCGATCGCATGGTCTGCCTCGATAACGTGACGGAGGGTATGCGTCTTGAGGACTCGACGTTGAACAAAGTCCTAACGTCAAGACGCAACACCTTCCGTTTACTAGGCAAAACGGAACGTGTTGAGTTGACCAACGAGGCAACGTGGTTCGCGACCGGCAACCAGATTATGCTGAGTGGTGACATATCGCGTCGTGCGTTGGTCTGCTACATCGATGCGAAGGTCGCTGATCCCGGTGCGCGCAAGTTTGAGATTACCAATCTGCCTCTGCACGTTATGCAGCACCGGTCGGAGATGATGAGTGCGGCGCTGTCGATCGTGACCTCATGGATGGCTGCTGGTAGGCCAGTGGTGCTGGAGAAAACGCGCGAGTATGGCTCCTTCACCGAGTGGTATGACATGATCCGGCCGCTGCTGCTGTGGGCGGGTGAGGACGACATCGGCAAGAATCTCGATTCCGTGACTGAGGAAGACTCGGATGGAGCGGCATTGGAGATGTTCGCCAATGAGCTGAGGCGCGCGTTTCCGCCCGATGGCAGCCGTGTCGGCATCAAAGACATCATGAAGATGATCGGCAAGGTGGATGGTCTGCGTCCGGCCTTCGTCGGCTGTATGCACGGCAACGATCGTGAGCCAAACATTCACTCACTAGGGATGGTGATGCGCCGCATGGAGAACAAAATCTTCATCAGCGATAATCCGGGGGAGCCGTTCGCCATTACCAAGAAGAAGGTTGGTGGCAAGACATTCATGTGGGGCGTGGAGGCGCGATGAGGCAACTATTCATCCGGGAGCTGTTCAAGCAATGGAACCATCGGGTCTGCCCTGACACACTCGGTGTGTGCCGCATGTTCAATCCTCACAATGCGGAGAGAAAGGAGCTGCGATCGCTGTGGGCTGCGCTCGGAGAGGGCGGTTGGACCGTTGCGAACGTAGACAGAGTGCTGAAATCATGTGTAGGCACGTCGCTGCGATCGAACGGTGGGATCTATACCTTCGTGCAGACTCGCAAGCGTGGCAGGTGGCTTGTATGGACGTTTGCAGAGGAGGGCCGAGGCGAGCAGGCATTTGCTAAGGTGCTCCGCAGGACGATGGCTGGGCGGCAGATGACTCTGGCTGAGGTGTATGAGTTGGTAGAGGAAGACCCAGAAGAGCTGGACCTTGTGTATCTCGCCACAACCTGTTTGGCAAGGCCCAATGATGAAGGAACGATTGGCATCGTTGCGCTGTCGCACGTTTTGCGGGCGTTAATCGCGCATAATGTCGAGGGTTTCACGCTTGTTCAAATGCCATCGAAGAGGTGGCTTTTTGTGAGTCGCTAAAATAAATTTTTCGGCCGCACGAAAATTAAGCGGAGCGAAGAGCGTGATTCGTCAATTCGGAGGGATATGATGGAGAAAACGTGATTATTCGGAAAACGTGATTACAGTGAAATCTAGGATTAGATCGAAAGCCGGTTGGCTGGACACCCGTACTGCGCCGGTGCGTTTTATTGCACCTCTTCCGTACCGTACTCCCTAATAAAACGGACAAGGACAATTACGACGTATGACCTGCCGGCTTTCTGTCTAGCCCTAGATTTCACTGCGATCACGAGGGTCCGAAAACGCATCAATTCGCCGCAGATTGAAAGTTGCCGAGCGGCGTGCTAAACTCAAATCTGTTTACGCCTTTCGTGGATAGGGTTATACGGCGCGAAGTTAAGCGTGGGCGTGCAACTCTACATTGATCCTCAATTGCGCAAACAAGAGTGATGTGACGACAAATTGGCGTTCAAAAAAGGACAATCAGGGAATCCCGGTGGGCGACCGACAGAAGGCAAATCAAAGGCCGGGATCGCAGACAACAAGCTGCGAGCAGCCATCATCGATTCTGGGCAGTCGCCTCTGGAGTTCCTGATGGGAGTCTACCAAAACCAACGCGAGTCCAAGTCATACCGTATGCAGGCCGCAATCGCCTGCTTGCCATACGTGCATCGCAAGATGCCGACAGAGGTGGAGGCCGGTCAGCGCACTGTGGAGAATCTCGTGCAAGGCGTGCGCGATACTCTCGCGGCCATTGACCGTGATGCGGAAGAGACTGCGGTGCCAGAGAAGAAGGAAGGGGACGAGCATGGCGTGGAGTGAAGCCGCACGTGAAGCTGCAGCCTTGGCGCGCCGAATGCACGCCCATCAGCACGCTGTCAAGCATGCGAACGCGATCGCCAGCCATAAACCCAGCACCAAAGCCAAGCAAGACATCGCCCGCCAGAGTGAGATGATGATCGCGGCGCAGCTGCGCTCGGAGCACTACGGCAAGAGTGCGCCTGTCGATGTGGTAGTCAAGCGTGGAGCGAAGCTCATAGGCGTCGAGGTCAAGACGCTCATCGACAACAAGAATGACAAGATCACGATGCACGGCGAATCGCTCGCACGCAAGGTCAAGTGGGGGCACCAGAATCACGCAGCCATGTACACCGTTGTGATAGACCGGCGTGCAGGCGCAACGCATGAGTATTACCGCAAGGGAGTTGGTTCCTTCCGCCTCTCCACGCTCATCGCTGTGAAGAATGGCGCAAACCTTCGCACTGTCTTTGGAGTCTGATCATGGCATGGAGTGATGCAGCAAGGGAAGCAGCAGCCGAAGCACGGCGCAGACATGCGACCAACAAGAGCAGCTTGGCGCGCGAGGCGAAGCACCGCGCTCCGCATATCAGCGCGCTCCATATGACGAAGGAAGTCGCTGACTACAATCGGCGCGCGCAGGCATACCTCAACTATGCGCAGAAGGCATACAAGGGCAAGTCCTTCAGCACGCACAACATGAGCCGCAAGCGTCGCCTCGGACTCTGATGACCGCAATCGCCATACCTGCTCGGTTGTATCCTCTTCGGCGGCACGCCGTGCAGCTGGCCTATGCCAACAGCCCTGCACGGTTTAACGTCGTGCCTGCTGGACGGCGATCGGGCAAGACTGAGCGCGCCAAGCGCAAGGTTATCAAGCGGGCACTCGGTGAGATGCGGTACGATGACGCACGATTCTTTTGCGCTGCTCCTACACGTGACCAAGCCAAGACCATCTATTGGCGCGACATCAAGCGCATGGTTGACCCATTGCTGCTCCTTGAGCCACCCAGTGAGACAGCACTCACAGTGCGTTACGTGAATGGCTCGGAAATCGTCGTCGTCGGCATGGACAAGCCAGAGCGTATGGAAGGCTCACCGTGGAATGGCGGCATACTCGATGAGTTTGGCAACATGAAGCCGCAGGCGTGGGGCGAGAATGTGCGTCCAGCGCTCGCTGACCGGAATGGCTGGTGCGATCTAATTGGCGTGCCAGAAGGACGCAACCATTACTATGACCTGTATCGCTACGCACGCGACAGCGGTGATCCAGAGTGGTCCTGCTTTACGTGGCCGAGTGCTGACATTTTAC